GTGGCGTATTCTCAGGCAAAAATGCAATACTGAGCTTTCGATCACCCCGACGAAACCAAAAACCTTCAACCATCAACTAGTCGCAAGTGCTTTTCATCAATCCACCAATTGCCAAATGGTGGACCGACTTTAACTTGGAGGGCATCCCCCCCAGGCTTACGACGGCAAGATACATTCCGTGGACCAGTCCCATAAACCGTGCATTCCTGACCAGCAGGTATGACCAATGATTTGCCTTGAACAACAACCGTATAATCGTTGATGAAGGCATAGACTCGTCCAATTCCGAATGATATCTCAGTGACGGTGGAAGGCACAGGATCCAAAACCTTAACCTCTGTGGGAGTGGGGCTCATCGCTTGCCGACGAGATTGCATCGACTCAGACGGAGGATAGTGGGTAGGAGAGCCTGCACCTGATAGCAAAACCGATGCCTCTGCCGAGGCCTTTAACTCATCCTTCTGGACTTGGTTGGGATCAACCTCAACAAACATAGTCCGTAGCCACAAATCTAGCCGAAGTACGACCCGCCAGAGTGCTGAGAAGAACGAGACGATTTTCCACCAGGGCACCAAAAGTGGTGATTCCTTGGACAAGAAATTCTTCCTAAAAGATGCCAAAAAGGATCTAACCTTAGAGGAGAATTTCGACCAGGTGACAGTTAAGGAAACCCAGAGTTTAAAAGGGTACCTAAAAATCCCGGTTAAATGCCAAAAGAATCGACCGGCAGAAGGGGACCATTCCGAGAAAGAAGAAGTTAACTCCAACAAATCATCCGCACCGTAAGGATTAAAAAGCTCCTTGTCGCAACCAAGCGCCAAGAAGCCAAGACCTGCCGGGGAGAAAACGAAAAGGAGTAGGGAGACGAGTGCTACAAAGGTAGAAATGGCAAATAAGGTAACAAAAGGCATGTTGAGAAACGCTCAGGCCAACTCCCTGAACTTGTAATTGCAAAGCAAGGCCGGACTGTACCTTGACCAAGGGTTAATGTTCGCAGTCTCTAGAATCACCTTGCGCTTAAGGTTACTCCCGTCATCACCTCGGGTTCCACACTACCTATACCAGGTAAAAGCCATAAACCTGGAAAGGCCCCTTGGCCAGCTGAGCGCTGGGCTGAAATAAAAGATAAATAGAATTAAAAGAAAAATAAAATAAAAGTACATCATACCAATAAGATAGGAGAAGCATACAGGGATCACCCCCTGCATGGAACAAACCTGAACTGCTGGTAAACCTGCCGCTACATCCCTTCGTGAAAGAGGGTTCGTGGACTAGGCCCTTGCAGCCATGATGAACAAACAAAAATAAAGAAGACTAAGCTGTGATTTAGACCCTCCTGATGCAACCAACGCCATTCCGTTTTACGGGAGATGGACTTCTAGGTTAACGCACCGGAAACGAATTGCCGACCCGGCCACACATAGACTTAGCATCCTGGGGGGGAATCAATCCAGAACTCACCTTACAGAAACGACAGATACTGTAGTCAATGCATTGGATGGAACTAGACCCTCCTTGCCCCCAGAAACCTGTAAAATGGCAGAGGTTCAATCCAAGACCTCAATTTTTCCCTCAGCAGGGTTGGATGCCAAAAGAAAGAAAAGAATAAGAGACTTAATCAAAAGTCTCTATATTAGCCAAGGGCACAACAGGTGCCTTGGTAAAATCAAGGCCTAGATAATTATAATGACCATTATCAAGATATAAAGTATATGTATGATAATTGAAACTGGCCCAATCTAAAGGGTCAGGAAGGGGTATACCTTCATTAATTAATCTAAGTTTGATATGATACTTTTTAAACATCAAGTCCCTGAGTTGCGTCCATTCGAAGAAATTTGAGAACGCATTCCGATACTCAGGAAGTGTGTTGTTTATAATTGCATCTCGTACATCGATAACATCAGGCCTGAGGCCAAAATTCGTGTAGAAGATGCCAACAAGGGCTTCCGCACCACAAAGCAACCCTTGCCCAGAGACATTATGCCTCTGGTATCCTGTAGTAGCAGGAACATCCAAATCAGGATTAAGTTTTGGATGATCAAAATCTACATCATCAAACACTTCGGCGAGTGGCCGTACCTCTTTATCACGGGGAGCGGACCAGTCACGGAAATCCATGTCAACAGAGTCACCAAAGGAATCAGCATAATGATCGAATCCCTCGAAGACATAGTCAGGATTGTCTTCCTTCATCATGATCTGTTGCATGACTAAGTCCTGGAAACGACTCCAAGAAGTGGTTTGATACTTGTAATCCCAGTGTCCAATAAGAGATTTTTCTTCATCATTAAAACTCTTTTTGATCGCACTAGGGAAATAATTAAGTGAGGCTTCTACAGCAGGTTTCAAAGCCTGCAAATAATCGACCTTAGTATAGGCCAATTTTGTAACCTCAATATCTTTAATTTTAAAGAGCAAAAATGCTCCATTAGAAGTCCTACCAGTTCTACCCGCGCGCTGCTTAATAGTCTGGCTGGACAACCTGAAATACACTACATTAGAACCTACTTCATTATGAAGGACAGTCAAATCAACATCAGCAGACATGACAAAAGAGACGTCGGGAATAGTAAGCCCGGCATCTGCTACAGAAGTAGCCAAGAATATACTTGCCGATTCATCAACCACACGCTGATTTGAATGAAGAAGACAGGTGCGATTATGGAGTTGACCCACCATGTCTTGCATCAACTTGATAGTAGGCACAAACACTAATACTTTTTCGAAGCTGGAACGGTCATTACAAAATCTAATGGCGGATTCAATATAATTCGATAGGCTACCCACTTCTACATCAGCACTATGAACAGTGAACTGATTGGCAGAAGGCATGACAAGCATAGGCCTGCGGTTGATTTCTGGTCCAGGGGTCGCTGTCATCCAAATTTTCCTTGACTTCAAGTTTGCAAAGAAAATATGCATGACATTATAAGCGGGCTCGTTTATATGAGCCTCGTCCATTATAAAAAGATTATCCTGATGTCGCAAAATTGGGTTCAAAAAGAAACTCTGCACAGTGGTATAGACTATGCGGAATCCAGGTGTCACTTTGAAACCCTCAGTTGCAATCTGAATACCAGATTCAGGATAAAGACGTTGCATATACTGCCCAACGCCAATGGCGACATTAGCTCTGGGTACAACAACGACAGTAGGACGACGCAACCGCTCCTGAATAAGATTGACAATGCGTGTGGATTTACCCACGCCAGTGCCAGCAACCAACACAAACGCTTTCTTCGGGTCAGCGTCCAATTCACGTAAACGCGCTAATTCCAATGGTTGAAAATCGATAGAGCCAGCGGGAGAGAAATACGCAAAAAGGAAAGTGACAGCTTGTGCGATTAAGCTGGATGGTGCGGGGATGTCAAAATCGAACACAGGAATATCAAAATTAATGTGTATCCGCGATAGGAGGTAAATAACCAAGGTGTCCCAAATGTGGAGTTCCAACTCAACAACAGCTTGGGTGACCCGTCCAGTCATTATAAACAATAAATTAATGAATAAATTATCTAACAATCGCACAGCATCTAATGGGGAAAAGATTTTCCTATATGAAACCAACCTTTGAAAGCCCATGAACAACCAGTGGCGTACAAGGAGCGTAGAGTAAGAACCATGCTGAGCTGAGGGGACAATAAGTTCATGACGTAGGAAGGCATATGGAGTCCTAGAAGCAAGTGCACGCACTTGTCCAGGATCTAACATAGCATTGTTTCCGTATGTCAAAAATGAAAGAGGCCAAGAGAGGTGGTTTGCCAATCTCGCCTGTATCCAATCAGCCCAACGAGTGTTACGGTAACGGGGACTAAGGAGTGTAGGAAAATCAGAGATCCAACGCACGAAATAACCCAGAGGATCCGGGTTAACGACAATCGTGACCTCATCAATGACACCAGACTCATCACTAATGATGAAATCAGGGTCAAAAACTTCTCCTTTGTACCATTGTCGCAAGACATCGTTATAAGAAGGCACTTTACGCACACCTTTCATGGAACGGCCAGTTTTAAGGTAGTGATAGGCCAAAGAATTGTGAGCTCCCATAGCCATCCGGGACAACTTCTCATAGATGTCATGATGATGAGCGCACAACTCTATATAACCTAAGATTGCCTCATAAGATTTCCGTGGGTCCTGATAATTACGCGCAGGACCTTCACCCTTTATTTTGCCAAGTAACCTTTCACGGTCGTGGCACGTTGCAAAGAGCAAAGGAACGTTAATATTGGCGGATTTAAGTTCACCAAGAATATCAGGAGTGAGAGGAAGTGGTTTCTTAGAGAGGAAGGAAAATTTGGCGTCACGCCAATCGCTGATACCAGAAGGGAGAGGTTTGTCAGGCAGAGGCAGATAATCTTGACCTGGGGCCTCGTCTCGCATGATAGTATTCAATTCTTTTACAGCCTTGATGGCTGCAGAAGGACTCCAGCCGAAAACAGGATCATAACCAAGAACGTGGTCATCACCGAAATTCGCTAAAGTATTAAAATTGAAGAATTCACGAGCACGAAGCCCTGTAACCCGTCTCCAAGCAAAAAGGTAATTAGCAATCAGCATGATAGTGTTATCCGGTGTGGTCGAAGAATGCCCAGTAGTGGCACCTTTGGCTTTACCAGCTATATCCCCAAAATTTTTAAACCCACCAGGCTGTGTGATAAGCATGTCATATGAAATATCGATCAGTTGACAAATGCGATCATAATCAGTGTGGGTCTTATATCCCCTTTTCCGAATTTCTTGACAAACACGGATGAGAGGGGGCTCTTGAGAGGAATCAAAAGCAGTCATATCTCCAGCAAAAACATGAGTGTGACCAGCTAATGATACCCAGAGTTTATTGAAATTTTGCCCATTAATGGGCATGCCAACTTTACTTGGTGTCAACCATGGTTGGTAATTATGATTAGGTAAATAATTGAAGATAGTGGTCTGCACATGATGAGAAAATGCAGATCCAAGAACTGTACGCAACAGACCATTAGCTATCTTCTTTACTTTTAGATTTTCGTATTTAAAGAATACGGGTGAGGGCATACACATCTTTTGTGCATGTTTAAAAACCTTCGCCCATGCCTCTAGAAATTGGCGTTTACCGCCAAAAGATTCTATGACAGCTTGTCGAGTGAGTTGACGAAGCTTGCCACGTTCATTACGAGTGAAGAAACCAAACCCCATGTTGAATTTCTTCTCCCAATGTCTATAAACATAGTCAAAAGTGGTCAATTTAGAATTCTCATACTGCGGCTTTACGGCCTCCCAGGTGTCATCGACTAAGGCATCAAAGTCTTCATCACTCATGGTGAGAGTGCCATCAGTAGTCCAATAACGTGCAGTAGAGAAAATCTCAGTGAAAACATTCGCAATACGTGTGGAATGCTGGTAACCCACTATTTCTGGAAAGAAATCACGGGGTAACCAGGACCGAACAGAAAGTGGCACATCAGCATACCCCAAAGCATTATTTGAGGTGCCGATCAACCAGTTTCGCCAGCTACCCCATTCCGCCAGATAGCTAGAAGCTTCAGGGCGGTCCAAACTGTCGATAAAACTTTGATCGACAGGGAAGCCAATGCCCTGAAGTGTCACATAGGTAGCACGGATGCTATCAAGAGTGGGGGGCCGATACGAAGCTTGAATCATTTCAGGCAAACGAACATTGTCAGCCCACTCTACGAAATGAAGAACTGATCGGCGTGTCATCCCAACCCACGTACGAATGAATAATTGAGATAATCTAGGTTTATCCACTTTGAACTGGGGAAAGTCAGCACCACCTGAGAAGGAACTGACTCCATAAATATAAGATAAATTAAGGACCCTCATAAACCTATTAAGAGAGGGTTTCTTAATAATCAACAACCTATAAGATAACACAATCCCATGATCGATAACATCGAAAACGGGATCGGGAATAAAGAAGGCAAAAGAAGCTAGGAAAAGAGCATACAATATATTGATTGGGATGCTCAAAACCCATTTAACTCCTTTCACAATCTGTTTAGCAATTATGTTGAGGAAATACATAAATAACAAGAAATAAAACATACTTTTAGTCGCGCGTGAAACATGGAAAAGATCTCTAAAGATAAATTCTATGGTTTCACCATCAAGGTCGCGGGCATTAGTCCCACGATTGATAGAGACAAGCCCACGCGAGGTTCTATAGACTTTAATAAAAGGTGAAATAAAAGAGCGTGTATGCAGGGAAAACACCACGAAATCACGCATTAAATCTTTTGAGATCACACTAATGATGAAATCAAATGAAAAGCCAAGTATATTAGCGATGAAAGCAAAGGCACTGTATAACAAAATAGTAAAAGGGGTCAACCCATAATAATAAATAGCGATGCAGCTGCCAGCAACATACAACGATGACATTACTGAAAACACGAAGAAAAGAAGTGAAAACAAGGGAAAAGAAACTCCCATAAATATCATCAAAAACAAAAACACCTTTTTCCGCAGATGACGGATGGCAACCGCATCTGTGAACAAGGTCTGAGAAAAGATAACATCGGCGACTTCCACAGGAAGTCGAACAACTACTGATAAAACCACTGGAGGGGTAGCGATTGTAAACAACATAACCTTATATAGGAATTCAAATACATTTTCCAATGAGGTTATGTGTCGGACAAAACGCAAAAACCGCAACAGTGCAAAATTTGGAGAAGGACTCTCAAGTGAGAGTCCAAAAACGACATGTAACACCCAGGTGAACATGTAATAAATAAGGCTGAAGTTCAAGAGAATTAGCAGCGGCAAGACTACTAAAGCTCCAGCAACAGCAAATGATCCAATAGATGATATAAAAAGGACAAACCACATGCTGTTTACCACCATGACAACCCAGAACAAGAAAGCAAGGTGTGCTAACCCTGTAGTTTGGAGTATGAAGTGGACCAATGGCAGCAAGTTTGTATAATTTGTCCATTCAATCAAAAAGAAGATCACATTCCGTAGTGCGACCCATACGACCTTAGCAGACATGACATCTGTAAAGAAGTTTAGGAAACCCAGCACAAAGGGTGTAGGATAGGCCTCAATGAGAGAGGCAAAGACGAAATTGAAGACCAGACTCGAGGTGAGCCCAGTCAGCGATGCAAGCAAATTGACACCGTTGCCGGCGCCAATAAGACAAATGATGTAGATGAAGATGGCGTACATTGTTGAAGTGAGTTTGCGTAAGCTAGGTGAATTGAAAAATTGACCCGACAACCAGTGTTTCGTCCCAGCTCCTCAGGGGTCTCAAGGGAATATAAAATAAGAATGCACAGCATTCACCGTGAAATTCGGTATGTTAAGGATTAACAGCCCACAAGGCTACAACTTAACAACCATTTAATTAAAAT